CCAACCTGACGACCGACATGCGGGGCGCTTCGCAGATCACGGCGCAGGGCATCGGCGGCAGCATCACGGGCAAGCACTACGACCGGATTTTCACGGACGATATCGTGAATATAGAGGACCGGATCAGCAAGGCGGAGCGCGACCGCACGAAGCTTCTTTACATGGAACTGCAGAACATCCGTAACCCCGGTTGCAGGATCATCAACACGGGCACGCCGTGGCACAAGGACGACGCGATCGCCTTCATGCCGAACGTTCAGAAGTACGACTGCTACAGCACGGGGATCATGAGCGACGCACAGATCGACGCAAAGCGTGCGGCCATGACGCCGCAGCTCTTCGCGGCGAACTATGAACTGCGGCATGTTGCAGCGGAGAACGTTCTGTTTGCGAACCCGCATTACACGGACGATATCGAGAGCATCTTCAACGGCATTGCGCAGATCGACGCGGCGTACGGCGGCGCGGACAGCACGGCGCTCACGATTATTCGCAAGCGTCCGGACGGCCGGTATACGGCGCTCGGGAAGCGGTGGCAGAAGCACGTCGACGAGTGCATCGACGAGATTCTGACGCTCAAGAGGCAGTTCCTGACGGGCACGACGCATTGTGAGGACAACGCCGACAAAGGATACCTGCGCAAGGAACTCCGCCGCAGGGGCGACACGGTGAGCGGGTACCACGAGAGCATGAACAAGTACGTCAAGATCAGCACGTACCTGCGCAAGGAGTGGGACAGGATCGACTGGCTGCGAGAGACGGACGGCGAGTACATCAACGAGATACTGGACTATACGGAAGATGCGGAACACGACGATTGCCCGGACAGCGCGGCAAGCATCGTAAGAAAGCTTACATACAAAACGGCGGAAACGGGCGAAGAGCCCGTTTTCTGGTAGGAGGCGGTCAGAATCAAGACGTTTCAGGATTTTGAAGCGGCGGCGAACCGGGAAACGTTTATCGCCGAGGCGATCCGGGAGCACCAGGCGAGCATGCTGTACAGGATCGCTTCGGACGCGGACGCGTACGACCGCCAGATGAATACGGCGATCATGCGGTATCAAAAGTTTATCTACACGATCACCGGAGCGGAGGTACCGGATACGATCAGCGCAAACAACAAACTTGCGTCGAACTTCTTCCGGCGTTTCTGCGTGCAGAGGAACCAATACAGCCTCGGCAACGGTATTACGTTCACAAAGGACGGCGTCAAGGGCAAGCTCGGGAACGATTTCGACACGGCGCTTCAGCAGCTTGGCTATGCGGCGATCATTCACGGGGTGGCGTTCGGGTTCTGGAATATGGACCATCTGGTGGCGTTCAAGGTTACGGAATTCGTGCCGCTGTGGGACGAGTTCACCGGGCTGCTGAAAGCGGGTATCCGGTTCTGGCAGATCGAGAGCGACCGCCCGATGAAGATCACGCTGTACGAGCTGGACGGCTATACGTCGTACCAGATGAACGACGGCAACGTGAAGGTAACGCAGGAAAAGCGCGCATACAAGCAGATCGTTCGCAGCACGCCCGCGACCGGGGACGAAATCATCGGCGGAGAGAATTACCCTGGGTTTCCGATCGTCCCGCTTTGGGGAAGCGACTTACGGCAGTCGGCGCTGATCGGGATCAGGCCCTCGATCGACAGCTACGACCTGATCCGCTCCGGGTTTGCAAACGATCTGACCGCCTGCGCGCTGATTTACTGGATTATTGAGAACGCCGGCGGCATGACGGATTACGACAAGGCGCAGTTCGTTCAGCAGTTACGCACAAAACACCTTGCAACGATCGACGCGGACGGCGGCGTGAAGATTACGCCTTACACGCAGGACATCCCGTACGAGAGCCGGACGGCATATCTCGACCGGTTGCGCGAAGGACTTTACGAGGACTTCGGGGCGCTGGACGTCCGGTCGATCAGCGCGTCGGCAAAGACCGCGACGGAGATCAACGCCGCGTACCAGCCGCTCGACGAGAACGCGGACGCATACGAGTACCAGCTGATCGGGTTCGTGCGCGGAATTCTTGCGTTGCAGGGCGCCGACGCGGTCCCAATCTTCAAGCGGAACCGGATCGCGAACGTCGAAGAGGAAACGCAGACCATCCTGATGGCCGCGGCGTACCTTGACGACGAAACGGTGCTCAAGAAGCTTCCGTTCATCAGCCCGGACGAGGTGGACGAGATTTTAGCCCGGAAGGATAAGGCGGAGCAGAGCCGCGTCAAGCAACTGGAGGCGCAGGTGGAGGCGCTGCAGCAACCGGCAGAGGGGGAGGACGGCGCGCCCGGAGAGGAATAACCGATGGACGACTACGGGCATACCGTTGCCGACGGGGAGATCGAGGCGCTTGAGCGGCGGTATAAGGACGTGTATGGCGAAGCGGCGCAGAGCGTGCGGGAAAAGGCGAAGAAGTATTTCGACGATTTCGAGCGCAAGGACAAGGAGCAGGCCGCGCTTGTCCAGTCCGGCAAACTGTCGGATCGCGATTACCGGAACTGGCGGATCAATCAGATGGCGGTCGGCAGGCGCTGGACGGACTTTGCCGACGATCTGGCGCAGGAATATGCAAACGCCAATCAGACGGCGATCTCGCTTGCGAATAAGAAACTTCCCGGGGTATTCGCGGCCAACCACAATTACGCGGCATACACGATCGAGCACGGCACGGGGATGAACCTCAATTTTGAGCTCTACGACAGGCGCACAGTCGACCGGCTCGTGCAAAAGGACCCGCGCCTGCTGCCGGTCAAGCAGCTGGACGTGCCAAAGGACCTGAGATGGAACGTGCAGAAGGTCCAGTCCGCGGTGCTGCAGGGCATCATTCAGGGCGAATCGGTCGGCGGGATCGCGGACAGGTTGCAGGACGTTACGCAGGCAAACCGCGAGGCGGCGCTGCGAAGCGCGCGAACCTGCGTTACGGGCGCGGAAAACGCCGGGCGGCTGGACGGCTACAAGTATGCCGAGGGCATTGGCGTCCGCATGAAAAAGGAATGGCTTTCCACGCTCGACGACAAAACGCGCGCGTCCCACAGGCTGCTCGACGGCGAAAAGGCCGAGGTCGATCAAACGTTTTCCAACGGCCTCATGTACCCCGGCGATCCATACGGCCCGTCTTCGGAGGTGTACAACTGCCGCTGCACGATGATTGCGGCGGTGGACGACGTGGACGAGGTCGAACCGGCATACCGCAGGGACAATATCGACGGCACGCTGATTCGTGACATGTCGTACAACGAGTGGCACGAGGCAAAGTTGAAAGCGGCGGCGCGACAGAGAGCCGCGGAGGATGCAACGGCCGGGAAGACGGCGCGGCTGTATTCCGGGAACATGGCGCAGGTGATCGGCAAACAGGACTATGACGCGGTAATGGACCTTGTGGACGCGTGCGAAAGCGCGGACGCGCAGAAGGTCTGGGAAAACTGTCAGTCCGCAATTCGTGTGGCCAATCCGGGTACCAGAGGAACGGCATACTGTTCCGGGCAGGATGTATACTTCGACATTGAAAAGTGCAGGGCGGGCAACTCGATCAGGACCCCGTATCAGACGTTTTTTCATGAATCGGGTCATGCGATCGACAACATCGCTGGAAAAGCTGCAAAAGACACGCTGCTTGGCTATTCTCCGTTCTACAACAACGGCGAGTTTCAGCACACCATCAAAAGGGAGGTGTCCGGCTGGATCAATCGCGTCAATAAGCAGCTGCGCACAGACTTTCAGGCGCACGCAGGGAATTACGACTGGCTCCATGAGAACGGATTTATATCCGATTTTGTTTACGAATGGTACCAAAAGACCGGGCAGATGGCGAACCTGCCGAAGTACACGAAGGATTACGCGTACCGGGCGATCGAGAAGGAAATGCGCTCGCTGGCAAGGATTGACGCGGCCGACCTTTGTGATATGATTGAAGGCGCTACTGGTGCAAAATTCAGAGCGGTTGCCGGACACGGAGCGAGGTACTGGAGAGACCGCTCGCGCGGCGACGACTGCGGGTTAGCCAAAGAGGCGTTTGCGGAGATGTACTCTTCCGTTATGGCGAACCCGGGAAGCTGGGCGGCGCTACAAAAGCATCTGCCGGATTCGTGCGCGGTATTTCAGAAAATGCTTGCAAATATGGTGTAGGAGAGGACGCAATGGACAAACTTGACGAGATACAAGATCGATACTTCGAGCGCTTTGGCGAGTATTTGCCATTGTTTCTGGTTCCCGATCTGTCGCTGGAAGAAATAAAGAAGTTGATAGACGAGTGCATCGAAAGCGGGAAACCGTATGATCCAGTACTGGACCCCGACGCAGATTATTGACAGAACACGGCATTTCTAAAGCTGCGTTCAAGCATAGTGCAGGAGGCAGCCATGGACGAATTAAACGAGCTCCAGGAGCGATACAGGGCGAAATTCGGCGAGATATTGCCGCTGTTTATGGTGCCCGACAGTTCGATCGAGGGCATACGGAAGTTGATAGACGAGTGCATTGAAAGCGGCAAGCCATATGAGCCGGAGGACAACGGCCCGGATATACTGTATTAACGCATATCTTAAACCACGGCAGCAGCCGCCCGAAAGGGCGGTATTTTTATGCCCGGAAGGAGGAGCAAAAATGAAAAATCAGGCGATTACATGCCAGAACTGCGGGCGGCAGCTCGCGCGCTGGACGGAGGACGGCGCGGTCGCATACTGGCCGTGCGAGGTGACAAGCGACATTCGGGAAATCGACGCCGATCATACGAAGATCACGTTTATTTGCCCCGATTGCGGCTGCAAAGTCGCGGTCCGGACATGAACGTGCAGTTCGAGGACAACAGCGCCGAAATGCTGAGCGAATTCGATCAGGCGAAAGGGCGCGGCCTCGAAAAAGTGGGGCTTCTCGCGGAAGGATACGCGAAAAAACGCTGCAAGGTGAGGACCGGCAGGCTTCGAAACAGCATCACGCACGCGGTGCAGGACGACGACGTGTATATCGGCACAAACGTGGAATATGGTGCGTATGTCGAACTCGGCACGGGCGTACACTACCCAACCGGGCGGAAAAACCCTTGGGTTTACAAGGACAGCGAGGGCAATTTTCACAAAACGAGCGGCTCGAAGGCGCAGCCGTTCCTCCGGCCCGCTTGCACAGAACACACCGGAACCTATAAAAACGCGCTGGAAGGCGAGTTCAAAAACGCCTGACAGCGTACCTGCAAAACAAGCGAAAACAACCCAATTCAACCGAAAACAACCGATTGTATTTTCTTCAGGAAAGCAGCCCGAAGGAACGGGCTTTTTTACTATCATTTGGCAAAGAAACGCCAAGCGGCGAAGAAACGCCGCCGAAGAAAAGGAGATAGTTATATGGCACTCACGAGAAAA